GCACCAGCGAGACCGTCTCGCCAGGAACCACTTGGCGTCTGTACATTGCGCGGGCGGCGGAGGGCGTCATAGCAAACCAAGCCGCGAATATGGTGCCAGCATGCGCGAGATGATGTCGGCGATCTTACTGTCGAGCGAGCCGGAGACGTCCCATTCCTGCGAGCCCACCCCTTCCACCACCTCTTTCTTGAGATCGACTCCGGGTTTGACGGCGCCATAGGCGCGACGCACATCGAGCAGGATCGCCTGCTTGAGCGGGTTCGGGAATGTCTCGTAGCCGGCCGAGAAGGTCACGAACACCGTGGCCCGATCCCCTTCAAAGGTCTCCGGCCAAGCGTAGCTTTTGGCGCGTGCGACATAGGGCAATCCGGCCGGGTCGACCAACTGATAGCAAGCCTTGTCAAGGATCTGCATCGCCCCGTTACAATCGAGATAGGCCACCTCGGAAACCGCGTTCACCGGCACCGGCAAGGCCAGCCGATCGCAAAAGCCTGCAAACGGCTGCCGCCAGGTCTGCGGCATCAGGCAGCGGCCGAGCGTGCCGGAAGGACCGTCCAGCGTATCGACGGCCGCGCTGATCAGCCCCTCGACGATTGCGTCCTCGGCGTCCTCGCTCCGGCAATAGGCCTTGGCTTCCGCCAAGCTCACCGGCAGCGCCGGCAATGGCGCGAGCCGCTCCGGAGCAAAGCGCATGGTCAGTTGGCTCATTTGCTGTCCTTGGCGCCAGCGGCGCGGTTGTCGAGCGACGGCATCGCCTTGTTGCGCAGATCCTGCGCCGCCTTGCCCTCATGCGGGCGAAGCCGGGTCGGCAGGGTTTCAGGGCTTGGTTTGGTCGGGCGCTGATCGGTCATGACATCCCTCAAGAAGGCTGATCGAGAGGCCGAAGCCCCTCGATCGTTGATGGATCAGCCGCCGTCGGCCACACGGCCAAAGTCGCCATAGATGAAGGCTTCCGGCCGGTAGACGGCCAGCGCCAGGCGCTCCTCGGCGAGGATGGTGATCTTGTTCTTGGTGAAGTCGTCGTTCTCGAAACCGACCTCGACAGCCGCCGACCACTGATCGAACACCTGCGCCCCCATCTCGAAGGCGCCGGTCAGGAACTTGTCTTGGGCGATCGCCTGCGTCTGCACCACCGGCAGGCCCCAGAGCGTCGGCGTCACCGTGCCCTGCGGATTGCCAATGATGTAGCGGCCCTGACCATCCTTGAGCGTCTCGATCCAAGCCCAATCGATCGGGTTCATGACGTGACCGGTCGCCGGATATTCGGCGAGAACCGCCTGCAGCATGGCGAGCCGCATGACGTCGATCGAGGTGGCACCGGCAACAGCGATCGGCGCGGCATAGGGCGTCGCCTGCGGAATGATGCCGTGCAGGTTCTGTCCGGTACCGTCGCCGTTGAGGAGTTGCGCTTCCTCGACGAGGCCGAGGCCGTAGATCAGCCGCGTGTCGATGTAGGAGCGGAGTTGCGACACGTCCGACAGCGCCTGCTTTGACGCCTTCATGAAGTGGGCGATCACCTTGGTCGAGGTCTGCTTGTCGATGAGCTGGACGCCCGATTGTGGCTTCTTCGCACCTTCCGCCACCGGCGCCGCGTTGTTGGTGAAGCCGACCTCCTGAACATACTCGATCAGCGGGCTGTCCGTGCGGCCGGGCGAGATCAGGTTACGGATGGTGAGGCGGCGACGCGGCGCCTCCTGAATGCCCGGCAGGCGGTTGGGCGCGATGGCCGCGCCGACCGAACCGTCCGCGTTGGCGGTCGACGTGGTGATGTCAGCCTTGATCCGCATCGATGCCTTGCCCGAGCGCGGGTTGGAGGCAACAAACGACTTGAACTCCTCGCCATCGACGAACTGCTCGCCGAGCGACTTCGGCGCATCGTTGCCGTCACCGGGCCGGCGGGCGAGTTTCTGTTCGAGCGTGGCAAGCTGTTCCTTGAGACCGTTCATCTCCACCAACGCCTCGTCGACGGTCTCTTTGGTCTTCTCAGAGACACCGCCGGCACTCTTGGCGTCGGCAAGCGCCTTCTCGGCGAGTTCCTTCACCTTGTCGAAGGCCTTCTGATGGTCGGCCTTGATCTCGGCGGCGAGCTCGACTGCCGACTTCGTGCCGGAGCCGCTCCCGTCATCCGGGGCAAGCGCGATGCGCGGGCCACGAAGGGCGGTCGAGAAAGACATGAGGGTAGCGATGCCGCCGGCAACGCCGGCAGCCTTGGTAAGGGCATGCATGTGATCTTCTCCTGAAGGGTCAGTGCGTCCGGAGGGCTTCCAGGAACGCCAGCGCCGTGGTGTCAGGCTCCCCCTGACCGTGCTTCAGGTTGACGCGCACGGCGCGCTCAGCCTGTGAATTGGAAAGGCCGAAAGGCTCCGCCTTCAGAAGGGCTTCCCATTCGCGCAACGACAGCCGGTCCCCGGCCATCAGTTTTTGGATGAGAGGCAGCGATGCCGCCTTCACCGCTTGGATCTTGGCCGGCTCGCAGGCCTGGAAGGTGACCGGGCTGATCTCGAAGAGGTCGAGCTTTTTGAGCGCCAGCACATTCTGCTTGTCGGGATGCGGCGCCGCCTCGATCGTCCGGTAGCCGATCGACAGACCGTCGATGACGCCCTCCTTGATGAGCTCGTAAGCCGTCGCCGCGTCGGGGACGCTATCCTTGAGCAGGCGTCCTTTGCAGTAGAGCCCCTTGGCATCCTCGGCGAGATCGTCCCACAAGCCGATCGGTCGGCGCGGGTCATGCTGGTAGAGCATCTTGATCTTGCGGCCCTTGCGGCGCGCTTCGACCAGGGAGTCGACGAAGGCGCCCGGCTGCACTACCTCGCCATAGCTGTCGACGGCGCCGAACACCGAGCCATAGCCCTCGATCACGCCGTCGTCGCCGACCGCCTTGAGATCCAGAGGGAAGGCGCTCGACTTGGTTTCAAACTCTGTTGCGGCGGTCTTCATGGCATTTTCTCCGAAGGTGCGGGCAGTTGCTTTCCGGCGTCGGTGATCGGCACGTTCTGCATCTGCATGCGCGGCACGTCGCCGCCCGGCACCGGCGGCAGGTTTTCGAGAGCGCGCACCTCGTTGATGGTCATCCAGCCGTTGTTGAGGGCCGAAGCGTAGAAGTTGGAGCGCGCTGCGCTGTCGCCGCGAAGCAGGCCTTCGAGGTTGAACTCGACGACGATGCCGCGCGTCCGGTCTTCCTGCGTCAGAAGCTGCTTGCCGATCGCCTGCTCGATACGCTTGAGGCGACGACGAAGCGCATAGCGCTGGAAGCCGATCGACTGCTGTTCAAGCCCTGTGCCCCAACTCGTCGATTTCGACGTATGGCCGATCATGTGCGGCGGCACGCCAAAGAAGCGGCAGACCTCCTCGACCGAGAAGGCGCGCGATTCCAGCATCTGCGCATCATCGGGACTGATCGACAGCGAAGCCCATTTCCAGCCGCCTTCCAGGATCAGCGGCCGGCCGGCATTCATGGCGCCGACGTATTTCTCGGTGAGCCGCGTCTCGGCGATCTCCCGCTGTTCCTTGGTCAGGAACTTGTCATAAGCGATCACGCCGGAAGGGCGCATACCGTTGCGGAAGGTTGTCCCTGCCGCCCGGTCGATCGCCGTCGCCAAGCTGAAAGCGTTTCGGCCGGCCGACAGCGTCGAAAGACCGCTGAGCGGGGTTCCGCCAAAGCCGCGCACATGGAAGACATCGCGGTCGCTCATGTCGTAGCTGCGGCCGTCCTCGCTCCAGCGATACCAGATCGAACCGTCCTTTTCCCGGCGCGGCATCACTGGTGCATAGATCGGCGTCAGCGCGACGATCTTGGCGCCGCTCCGCTCGATCAGCGCATGGAAGTTGCCGCGAAGCTCGATCGCGGCGCAGGCGAACTCCCAGAACTCAAGTGACGTCTGGTCATAGTTCGGGCTGTCGTGGATCAACCGATAGAGCGGATGATCGCTGGCGACCACCCGGCCACCGCCGGCAGGGCGATAGACCATCAGCGGCAGCGAGGCGATGGTGCCGGAGAGAAGGTTCACGCAAGCATAGGCGGCCGAGTTATTCAGCACGCTGGCTTCGTTGACCGGCTCGCCGGCATAACCTTCCACGCCTCGATTGCGCCAGTGCTCGGGATCTTCCAGAGACAGCGGCCAGCCCGCCGCCCTTCCGAGCAGCGCCATGGTCTTACGAAGAAGGTTCATGTCAGGCCGCCAATGAATTGAGGTAGTCGTCGAGGCTGCCGCCAGCCGCCTGCGGGTTCTTCGACATCAGCGCGACGGCGTCGAACAGCGCCATCAAGGGATCGATCTTTGCCGTTCCCGCCGCCTGCTTGGTGACGATCAGTGCGTTGCCGCGCACCTCGGTCTTGGCATTGCCGACCGCGTAAGCCATCAAGGCCTGATCGGCCGGCGACAACGTGCCATCGGCGAGCTTTCGCTCCGTCGTCTTCACCGCGCCCTGAAGCTGATAGCCCTGACTGACGCCGACGACACGGGCTTCACCCGAGGAGTCCGTCTCGGCTGACGTGGTGATCTCCTTCTCGGCGAGCGCATCGACGATCGCGCCGACACCGGCGGGGTCGAGGCCGACCATGGCAAGTTTGCCGGAGCGATCGAGACCGGCGATCAGCTCGACCAGTTCGTCAACGTCGCGCCCGAGCTCTTCGACGATCGTCAGCTCGCCAGCCGCCTCGAAGTCGCGAAACTTCTCCGCCTCGCTCTTGCGCCGTTCCAGCACCGAGGTGTGCGCCCAGGAATGTCCCCAGGCGTACCAGATGCGCGGGTCGATCTTGTCACGGCCGACGACGCCAGCCGACAGCAAATCGTCGAGACCGCCACCGTCGATGCCGACCGTCAGCACCGACGAACACGACACCAGGTCTTCGAGCGTCATCGGCCGGGCCTTCTGTTCCCAGAAATCGGCGCCGGCCCAGCGATCGGCGCGAAGAGCGATGCCGATCTCGATGTTGAGGTGTTGCGAGGCCCAGCGCCGCAACTCCTCCTCGCCCTTCTCTTTGGAGATGGCGCAGTCGGTCTTCAGTACGTCGAGCGTCACCGACCTCCCGAGGTTCGGCGTCACCATGTGCCACAGCTCCGGATTGAGCCACGGCTTGTTGCGGTCGCGCTGGATCGCCTCCGGGAACTCGTAGAGCACCGGCAGGATCTGCGCCGCTTCGCCCCTGATCTTGCCGTCGCGGACGTTGCGGGCGTGGTTGAGCTCAGACTTGAACACGCCGGCCGGCGGCTCGTCCGACTGCGTCGTGATCATCACCAGGAAGCCCTCGG